ATGACCGTTTTGTAAATGCAGTGTAGTTTGTTTCCATTTAGCTACACAAAAGGTGGGTGATATATTATCTAAAGCTTTAGCAAAATCAGTATCAGAGATAGCATTTGGGCCATGCCTGTTATTTGATACCTGTTCTAGGCTATCGCTATCTAGCTGCTTTAGATTTATCTTTTCCATAATATACTCGGTGTGGCTTAACGTCTCCTGATTCAAATAAACTTAAGTCAGTCTCTGCTTCACTTTCTGTCATGTAAGGACCAGAGACTTCTTGCCATTCCTTATTATTTATTTGTATTATGGTATATGCACCGCCGAATGTCGGTACAACTTTATATTTGCCTGTATTCTGCTGCATAATCAACTTTTCTTTGTATTGCTTGCTGATGCTGCCTCTCTTGTAAGAATCTTTGTACACCATGTTCATCTAGTTTTTGAAACCATGATGGCATTGGTGTACCTTTATTCCAATCACAAGGCATATAACTTTGCTTTGCAATATAATAATTTCGATAAGACTCTACTGGGTCATGAGTCATACATTCAGGCAGATTAGACATAGCTAATGGAAACTTTGTTAAGCCTCTATCTCTTGGTATATTGAGTGGTGCCTTCTTTAATCTCTCTAAGAGTAACGATTCAGTTAAATGTGTCTTTTTAAAACGCTTAGTAAATTCATTGCATAGTTCTGCAAATAATTCATAATGCCAATTGTAATTATGTAATGATTCTCTTGTCCATACAGTGCATGGGTGGTTGTGATGTACTGCTTTGTATAGTAATTCTTCATCAATAGGGTCAGGGTGTTCCCAATAGTTTATAATACGTTTACCTGACTTAGATGGTTTCTTAATTGTGCTACCATCTAACATACGGTGAGCTGTAGATATCATTTGTGCTGATTCTACAATCATCTTAGGCACATGCTTATCACAATGCATTTGTGCTGCAACTACAGGGTCTTCATGCAATATGAATACGTTCACGTATTATCACCTTCTGTATATATTGCTGTCTTTTGCATATCAAATACACCCTTCTGTTTTTTTGGTGGCGCATTTCTATCTTTAGCTATCTCACCTAGCCTATAAGTTTTAATCTTCTTATCTTGTAATGTAAAGATACTCATAGCAACAATCGTTATCGCCAATGGAGATAATATTGTTATATAACCTTGTATTTCGTGTATATCCATTTATAAATTATACCACGGATAATGGAAAGTTTTCTTTGGTTGTTCTTCATCATAGATTTCGTCCATCACAAAGTGTTTTGGTATAGTCAATAATTGATGATTGCTTTCCAATTTGTAATTAACAAAACTAATATCACAAAATTTACTGTTATCTACATGAAATGCTAAGTAAAATGCTGGTAAGTCAGCATGTCCAGGTAATATGTTTATACCTAGTTTCTTAGCAATTAAGTAAGCTGGGATAATGTCAATAGCCTCTACAGGAAAAATAGCTTTGACATCTTTGTCTTTACTTGCAGCAATTTGGTCAGCTAACTGACTGGACCAACTTACTACTTCATCCCAGCTTACTGCTGTGCTGCTGCTGTTTGGTTTAAATGCCATATCTTCTCATACTCCTTTAATACATTATTAGCTACAGGTAATTGTAAAAAGTATGCTTCTATTTCCCACGGACAGTCTTTATAATTTACTGACCTAGTGTCAAATGTTTCACCTTTCCATATCTTTTTATCTACACTAATATCTCTTAATTCTCTTCTTAAATACTGTTTTATGTGTACACACTCATGTGTAATTGTCACAATTAACTCTTCAATATCATTTAATATATCTTGACTAACAATAATGTTAAATTCATCATCATCTTCTTCATGCATATAACCTACTGCTCTACCCATGTCATCTTCAAGTCCTACCTCTACATTTATATAGATTGGCTTTAGTCTTCTAGGCATAAGTATTTTAAATGCATTTTCTACTGCATCTCTAATGGCTACACCCTGTCTAGGGTCATCAATACCTACAATATCTAGTTCTATTATCACTCTTTACCCTCTACTATTTCGTTTTTGCCTTCCATATATTCTAACACAATCCAAGAAGATGAATTGATTTTATCTGTACCACCAACACCATCTTTGAATACAACTCTTTTTTCATCTGCAAATATGTCAGCCTCTGGTATGTTTTCTTTCTTCCTGTCACCACCATTGCAGAAAATAATACTTGCTTTCTTATATTTTTTTAATAGTTCATGTATCGCATCAGATGAGCTACCATCAAAGTCATCAAAATCTATTATACCGTCTACACATCTTAACTCTTTTATAATAGACTCTCTTTCATCATAAGGCATAAATGGCTTGCCTTTTTTATTAGCTAACCAATCATCAGAATTTATACCCACATATAACTTATCACCTTCTTTAGCTGCTGCTTTAAAATACTTTATATGTCCACTGTGTAATGGGTCAAATCCACCAGTGACAAGTGCTATTTTCATTTTCTTTTGTACCTCAAAGTTAATCCTGTTTTGCTGCCCTTAAAATTATTAGTGCAATGTAATCTTTTGTTATCAAATATAATTATACTGTTTTCTTCAAATCTATATGTCTTACCTGATAAATGTTGCCAACACCATGTTGGAAACTGTGTAAGATGTTCTTTATAGAAGAATTCATCTATCTTTCTACCTGTTTTGTTTGTAATAGCATAGTCCATTGGACAACCAGGTAATGCTGTGTTGACATCATAGTGTTTTACTGGGTGTATCATCATCCAAGTTTTACTGTCTTCTTCCCACTTTTGGTCAAAGATTACAAGACGTCCAGTACCGTTAGTGTGGTCTTCTAATGGAATGACAATATTGATACTATCTTTCCATTCTTTTTTGAAGTCTGTATGTGGGTAAAAAGGCTTTGTGTGATGGTAATAATTACCAGATACGTAGACATAATCTGTACCAAGACACTGCCTAATAGTTTCTTCTACTAATTGTAAAGTTTCAGGTGTGACTGGAGCTTTAGCCATCTCCTCTGTGTCATATTCATCAAAGTTATGATAGATATCTAGTAGCTTATTTCTAGTATCATCACTGAATACTTCACTTAACTGAGCAGTACGCATGTATATCTTCCACAACTTTAGATTCTAATGTTTTATCATTCCACATTCTATTTAAGCCACTTGGATGTGGTACTTTTAGATGTGGTATATCGTGTTTTGATAGCCACTCAGAGGCTACATTACCTAATGCTAGGACTTTATCATGACATTTGATTTTATCTAAATCATTATCTGTCTTATTAGTCCACTCATAGTCTTTACCACCTAACCAAGTTTTTACTCTTAGTCTGGTAGGTGACTTTGTAATGTGCTTTTTACCAGGTGCTTCACCAACAACAATCATTTTTTTCTTAATAGTTTTCTAAGTATTCTTAGTCCTGTTTCTTGTACCCAGCTATTATCAGGATTTTTATTCATCCATCTTTCAATCTTTGCTTCAGCTTCATTAGGTACATATTTTTTTCTATACCAAGCAGCAAATTCAGGCTCTTCTTTAAAAAGCGCATATACTTCAGATGATGGTACTTGTTCAGACCTGATACAGTCTGCATATACTTGAAATTCTTTTTCTCTCATTAGTTTCTCCTCATATTTGCTATATCTATAGCAGCTTGCTTATCAATAACAGGTACTGCATTTGACTTATGCATTTGTGCAATACCTTTGACAAGAGTACCAGTGTATTTCATAGGTTCTTTTTTAAATGCAGTGTATTTGCCTTTCATACCCATTGATGGATAATCTGGCTGTTTATTTTTTGATGGTGTTTGATACTGTTTTTTAGGTTCTGGTTTGTGTGCAGCCTTTGGCTTCCATTCACCACGTGTGTATAACAAATAATCATCAAAGGACAATATCAAATCATCCATACGATTTGCCTTGGCCCATTTGTTATGCTTACGGTGTGACTCTTGAAGTTTAGCTATTTTAGCTTTAGTGTATTTTACTTTTGGTTTTTTAGTATTGAGACCTGGTGCGCCTCTAAGTAAATGCATAGTCATATTAATATCTCCTGTATTAATATTATACTATTCACCTCTATAAATTATCACCAAAATCCATAGGTTGACTTGATTGTAAGAAGTTTTCTTCTGCCTGTATTGAAGCACCATTGTTTTTCAATATCTTTCTCATCGCCTTCTGCTCTAATGATAATGTGGATGAGTTAGGTATATAGACGGTTGTAGGGACCCCACAGATGAGTGCTAGCAATGCTAATCCATTCAATGAACCATGATAATATTTACTATTTTTCAATATTTTTACAACAGAAACTAAGTCTGATGATGTATCACTATCAAAGTTCCAGGCATCTGTATTCTCTAATTCCCACTTGTTTTTAAATTCTGCACTTAGTCCTACACCTTCACTATCATCACCAAATTTATATGAATGTGTATACTGTGTCTCACCAGTACGATATCTAGGTTCTAAATCAGCTCTTAGTTTTGGAAATGTAAGTGTAGTCGAACCACTACTCTTAAAGAATAAAGATTGGAATATATCCATACTCACTACAAGTATCTTATTATCTGTGCCACCTGTGGATAATACTTTATCAACAGTAAATTGTACTTCTCTTTTATGTAATTCTGAATCTGTAGATGCATTATACATATCTACAGCATTACCTGTATCACTATCTACCCAAAATACACCCTCATCTGCTAATTGGTTATAATTATCCTGGTATGGTACAAATGGCAGCCATTTTATCTGAGCATTGTTCACCCAGTCACTATCAAAGATAGAGTCCATAGACTTTTTACGATATAATATCTTACCATTACCATCAGAATCAGGGTACAATACTCTAAAGTATGGATTCATATACTCAGAATCAGCTCTTTGTGTGGCATTTGGAAAGTAATCTACTAATTGTGATTGCAGTGCCAGTGAATGAAACAATCCAAAATTTACATTTTCTGAATCAGTGTAGTGATAACCTTTTCTACGTGCTTCTTTAGCTTTGTGTCTAAGTCGTAACATGACACGAAAATTAATGTTTGAAATAAACTTATTTTTATCATCAGCCATTAGATGCTTGCCTCTTTAAATTTAGCACCACAACGTTTGGCTAATGCTTTCATTGTTTTTTCTTCTTTTGTTAATATATGTCTTTTGTTAATCCATATTGTTGTAGGTATTTCCATAGATAATGCTAAGAATGATAACCCACCAAGTGTACCATGAAACTCTTTTACTTTAGACATTTGTCTGATTACTTTGTCTAGTTTACCTTTAAACTTAGCAAAGTCAAATCTACTATCCGGATAATCAGCTTCAAATTGCTCTTGAAATCTACCAGACATAGTTTTGTTTGGATTGCTAGATGCAAAGTGATAACCCACATTAATTACAGGATTTCTGAATTTGTACATTGGTTTAGGTAATGACCAATATGGTTCAAAGCATCTATCTATATTGCAAGGGATATGATAAGCATCATCACCTTCTCCAAAAGATGCACGAAACATTACATACGTTTCCATATCACTCGGCAAAGAACAACTGTATCTTGTTTTTTTATCTAACTCTTTTTCAGATTCACAGTCATTTGATGGCAAATATGTATCGTACACTGTAGGTAAATATGGTGAAGCATTCATGTTTTGTACACCATCAAAATTATCTACTAAATCATCTACTCTTAGACCAATAGTGCCATCTTTCATTTTTGGATAGTATACAGTTGGTTGTTTTGAATCATAATTGTGGGCCCATAGACCAGCAATACACAAAGTGTGTGCCAAACCAAAATTAAATCTATCTCTTAAATTTGTAGGTGTGTATCTTGTTAAATCTGTGTCCTGAAAACACTGCACTTCATATATGTTTCTAAGTACTAAATTAGACTTATCTTGCTTATATAAATGCTTTTTGCCCTGAGCAAATGCTTTATCTTTATGTTCTTTACCGTCCATAGTGTATTTATTACACCTCTGTGCCGTATTCAGTCCTACAATAATATTCCCAAGTCTTTAATTTATTGCCTTTTTCATCAACACCATGTAATTCAAATAAACCTTCAGTTAACTCTACTTTGTTTCTAAAGACATATTCTCTACACTCAGATATTGAATCAAATGTCAATGTTCTCCAGTCTGTCTCGTAAGGCACAGGACTACCACTATACCACAGCATAGCTGTGATTATAACGGTATAACCTAAATCATTAATCATTTTTGCCATCCTTTCATGACATCATCAGAAAAGTTATTGTATGAGAATTCTAATCTATCTACAAACTTAACAGCTTCACCTTTTTTAGAATTGATAGCAACAAAACCCTCTGGGTTAGTCACTTTAAATCCTTTGCTTGTTTTAATAAATTGTTTTTGCTTATCTAATGATACTAGTTTTTTTATTATTAAGACTTTTGCTTGTGTAATGTAATCAACAAATTGAAATGCTTTCTTTAATATATCAGCATTTTTACCTAACTCACTACGTAGTTGGCTTTTTGCAGCCATTTTAGTTTCTTTTGCTGCATCTGTTTTTACTTTACTTACCACTTTGTCTTGATAATACGTATCTACATACTCAATATAATCTTTTACTGGATTCTTTTGAGCCATTGGCAATTTGCCTTTTCTAATATTTGAATTGATATAAGTTTTTATGCCTGCACCTACCGCAGTAGATGGTATCATATCCATAATTGCTTTTAATTTATCAAACCCACCAATTAAGTTTTGTGCTTGAGCTAATAAACTTTCTACCTGTGTTTTTTCTGTATCTGTGAATGCTACATTAGCACCTTTAAAGTATGCATCATCCATAAACACTGAACGTGTAGCTTTTAGTTTTTTTACATTTACACCAAATCTAGCTTTATACTTTTGTAAATCACCTCTACCAGAGTATGTAGTATGCCACACTACACCGATGTCTGCATTTCTAATATTCGTACCTGCTTCACTCTCCACATCCCAAGCATATACAATAGTGTTAGGATGTACAGTAATAAATCTTTTACCATCAATTGTTTCATACTTTTGTTCACCTTTTGTAAATAGTAAATCACCTTGTATGACTACACCTTTTGGTATGTTTAATTTTTGGAATTCTTTATGTGCTATTGCTAACTTAGCACCAGTTGCAAACTTACTTTTATCTTGTGGACCTTTATATGTAAGTGGTGTTTTATTGAATACACCTTTTGTTGACACAAAAAACTGACCATCAGCAGGGTCTACACCTGCAAATATAGCTGGTGCACCGTCCCATTTTAATGTAAGTTTAGTTTCGCCTGTACCTAGACCATTAACAATGTTTCTACATGACTCGATAGCTGCTTTTGCACCTGTATCTCCTCTTTCAAATAAGTCTTCATCAACATGAGTGAGATGTAAATTTTTGCCACTATCAGCTGCCTCATTCAAAAACTCTCTAACCGAATTCATGTCCTGCTACTCTTTTCATTTGCTTCTTAAACTCTTCAAAATCAGGTTTGTTCTTATAAAGCTTAATACTAATTTCATCGCGTTCTTTACCTTTAATACGCCAATTGTAGCCATCTTTCTTGTGTTCTGGGTCAGTAGTTTTTACAACACGTCTTTTAAAGCCATCTTCCCATTCCTCAGTTTTTTCACGTATGGCCTTGTTCATTCTTTCCATCATGCTTTCAGACTTTTTGTTTTTGTCTATCCATGCTTGATATACTTTATGTGCTGCACCTAAGTCACTTTTCTTTGCAGGGTCTTTAGCTCTACCTGCTGCTACTTTGGCCCTTTGAGACATTGCAATTGCTGCTTGCATTTTGTGTGCATCAGTCTTACCTGACCCTTCAATCTTATTAATAGATGATTTAGCTTTAGCTGAATCGGTAAAACCCAAACCATGAATTGTACCCTTAGGATTCTCATCCGTATATAAGTCACTGTGCTTATCACTACCAGTTTTTTGACCAGGCTTTCTTGGAATTCTTTTTGCATCTTCTTTAAATGTACCAAAACTTATTAGCTCCCTATTTGATATTATTTCAAAGTATGTTTTAGATTCTCTATCATTAATTTTGTTATAGTTTTTTAACTCTACTTCAGACATAGTAGGTCTATATGTAAACACTTTGTCTTTAGGATTAAGCATGATTTGACCTGTAGTTCTCATCACACCTTTACCTTTATTAATACGTATTGGATTCATTTGTGGATTACTTTTAGGTGCAACACCCAAAGCATTTAGTAATGACTGTGGGTCTTTTGCTTTCTTTACTTCTGCTGTAGCTATTTTTAATCTACTTTCAGAAGACAATCTATCTGGTTTTTGGTCAGGGTCTGACATTTTATAACCTGTCCACGGTAATTCAAGACCATGATTAGTTCTTACACATATATCTTTAGGATTAATTTTCTTTACAACACTATGATATTTTTGGTCTGGCTTTTCATAATTAGTATATGCTGCTTCTATAAGATAGCACACTTTACCGTCTGTGATTAATGTATTACCAGGAATTTGTGATTGTAATAGACTTTTGACTGCTGCATCTACAGTCTTTTGATATAATGCTCTTCTAATTCTTTGTCCATCTGGTGATGTCCAGTTCTGAGAATCAGATGCTCTACCACCACCTTCTTTCTCATCTTTTTTTACCATCACAGATGCTGATACTATTGCAACACCATATTCATTTAGGCCTTCACTATAACCAGTTGTAGTATCTCTTAGGAATAATCTTTCTATACCTGCTCTTTGTGACTGAACAAGCTTAACTTCAGTAGGATAGTTTCTATCTCTGTTCTTTACTAATATCCAACCTGTATCTTTAAAATGCTTTGCAGCTACAACACACATTTACTCACCGTTTAAACGTGAGTTAACCTTGTCCCAATCTATAATTTCAAATACTGACTCTATAAATGCTGCTCTATCATGACCATAAGTATATGCATAAGCATGTTCCCAACAATCAATAATCATCGCAACATTATCTACTATTCTGTAATTTGGAATAATATTTACATACCCTTGCATGTTCATAAATACCCAACCAGAACCTTGTAGCCTAGAAGCTTGTTCTTGAACTTGCTTCTTAAAGTTAGCATAGTTGCCGTAACGCTGACTAATAATATGCTCGGCTTTTCCTATTGGTACGTTGCTATCTCTACGTTCCCTTAAGTTATCGAAGTACAATCCATGAAGATGTGCTCCGGCCTTATTAAATGCAAAATCGCCAACACCATTATTAAAGTCATCCACTAGACCACGGTATATCTTATTATAATGTACGTCAAAACCAACTTCGTTAATTGCTGGTTTCAATTGGCCTATATCGTGACCAAATTTCACGCATTCTAATGGTTGCATAATCTACCCTTGTATCGCTTTAGCTTTTTCCGTTAGCTCTTTTGCTAAACTATTTAATCCTTTTGCTTCCTCTTTTAGAGCTTTGACTTGTGCCAAAAGGTCCTCTTTTTGTTCTTCTGGTGTAGGTTCAGGGATGTCTTCAGCAATTAAACCCATATCAGGATATGCTGCATTTACTACGTCTACTGTGATATCAGCTATTTCAGATAGATTACCATCTTTAGCTAAACAAATCATTTCAGCTTCTTTTAAATCTACAGCTTGAAGCATTTCAATAAACAAGTTTTCTCTTTTTAAGTCAGGTAAAGATTTACCCTGTGCAGAGTCTACAAAACTAGGAAATAGTTTTAGGTAAGACCACAAGTTTTGTGGTGAGTCACCGTCTTTTTCTTCTTTATCAAATGGTGGTTCACCTTCGGGTAGTAATGAGTTGATAGACTTATCAAAGTTCCATCTCAATATATATTGTAATGGTGTGTGATTACTGTACTTTGTACGGATTAAGTCTACTTTTCTTTGTTTGGTAGTACAAGCATCGAGTTCTCCAAGAATCTCGTACACTTGCATGTCTTGTGGTTTTGTCATAATATAGTTCCTTATAAATTTTTTCTTATAGTATCATATACTTTTTTAGCATTTCTTTGAAGCGGTCTTGGGAGACCTTTTTTAAAAGAATCAAAGTCATCATCTGATGCTGCCTGCCTCATCTTACTAGCTGACATACCAGCAACGCCTTCATCATCTGGGTCTCTTTCCCCCGCGCTTGTTATAGTTATACTATCAAAGTCATATTCTTTTCCATTATATTTATTCAAAAGTGACTCAAATTCAGATACTCTATCTGAACCAACTACCATATTAACACTATCAAAGCGTTTTTCTAGGTCTTTCATTAAATCAAATATATTGCGACCTTTATGGTCTTGCACAATATTACCAAATGCTGATTTAGCATATTTGAGTTTGTCTCTGTATAATAGTGGATTTTTCTTTTTATCTGATGTCTTAGACAAAAATACGTAAGGTGTACCTTTTACGATTTTACTCACCTTACGTACTTTGTTTACCAGTTTTTCATGACCTACAGTCGGTGGATTCATCCGGCCGAATGTAAACACCGCTGTTTTCATATTAAACTACCTATATCTTAAATTTGGCTGCTGGTGCATCTACGACTGTTCCAGCAAACTCGATATCTTGACCTTTATGCTGTTTGTTTGAAGTAGTATATTTCCAAGCTGCTGTACCGTCAAAGCCTTGCCAGTTTCCTGATACCGGACGAATCTGAATATCATTATTACCAGCTGTTTTACCAGTCACATAGCCTTCATAATAAACTCCGCCACCTTGTACTGCTACGACATAGTCTCCTACGCCACAATCAGAATCTCTAGTTGAGAAGCTTAATGTGTATATACCATTTTCAACTTGAACATCAGTAGAAGTTCCAAGGTCTGTACCAAATACGCCCTCTCCATCAGAATCTGCAATAGATGTAGTTCCTTTTGTTGAGTCGCCTTTCATGTACCAACCTGGCAGCGCTTCCAAGATTTCTAATGATTTGACTGTTCCTTTGTTTCCATCAGAATCCGAAGTTGCTACAGTATTTGGGCTTGCTTTTGTTGAAGTGACTGCGTGTGTGACTCCAAAACCGCCGACTGTAGCTAACGTATTATCGTCAGAATCAGTAGTCCCCGTGGTAGTCGTATCAACAGAGCCCACGTACTGCAGAGCTGTCTCTGAGTCTGAACCTCTAAATACGAATGGTTTTCTATAACCTTTATATGCCATTTGGAGTCTCCTTAAAATTAAATGTTATTGTCGACAGTCTATTTATTAATGTCGAATCTCAAAATCGTCTAAAGATTCAAGGAGAAGCTTCATTTTGTGCTTCATAAGGTAGTTCATCCACAACTGAATGTTGCCTTTTGACTCTGTATTGAACTGTTCTTCTATTTGATTCTTGTATTCAGGTGGTGTCATTTGCAAATCAATTAAGTCTTTATTGCGTATCCAGTTTTTTTGGATTTTTGTAGGCCAATCATTTGGGTCTGTGTCCAATAGTCTTAATTGTTTTTGTGTGACTGGTGTTTGTCTTG